AAAAACAAAAAGATAGTGAAAAAAATGTTGAAAAAAATAACATTTGCTTTTTTGAAATTGATGTTGTTACAAAAAAAAAATGTTGTTTTAAGTAAATTTTTTTATTTTTTTTTTAATAAAAAATGTCGTGTCCAAGTGATTATTCTAAATTAAAAAATACATATTCTCTACCGATACTTGAGAAATTTGATCCTACACCAGATTTAAATGTTCTTTTAACTAATTGGTATTCTAATTATAAAGCATCTTTATTACTGGAATCTATGCTAAATAGATATAAAAATAGAAATATGACTTCTGAAATAAAAAAAACACAAGACAATTTAGACCAAACGAATTCAAAGACTTTGAAACAAGTTGATGAAATCAAAGATATTATAAGTAAAAATAGAAATTACGTTCAAAATTATCTTGCTTATATTTCTAACCAACCAAATCCAGATGAAAAATCAAAAACAATTCAAGAATTTTTATCATCGCAATTAGGAAATTAACTAAAAAATTTTAAATATATTTTATATTTAAAATAAAATATGAACTCTCGTCGAAAGAAGAAATCATTCAAAAAGAAATCTAAAAAGAAATCAAACCATCTAAAAAAAAATATCGATAATAAAATTAAAAGACAATCCAAAATTATTCGTATTTTAGAAACTTATATTCATGATATCAACAAATTAGAAAAAACAATCCATCATTTAGAAAAAAACATTAATTTAAAAAAAAGTAGAAAGATAAAAAAAAGTATCAGAAACTCTAATCTGAGACATGATGTTCCTTTTGATATTTCTATGATTAAACCCAATTATCAAAAAACTAAAAGAACTATGTTAGAACAACAAATCAAGACATCTATTAAAAATCAAACAAATAATTTTAATCATCAATATAGTGATATTGATACATCTTTTCAAAATACTCCAATTATTCTATCACCTCAAACTTATAAAAAAATACCTCAATCTGCAAAACTTTATAAAAAGTCAACAAACAAACTTCAAACAATAGATGAAAAAAGTAATGAAACTTCATCTTCTTCTTCATATTCACCTTCAGAATCAGGATCAGGATCAGAAACAGGTTCAGAATCAGGTTCAGAATCAGGTTCAGAATCAGAATCAGAATCACCAAGAAGAAAATTAAACTTGTAATCATTTTAATTTAAAAACAAACTTTAACATAAATAAATGATTTCTCTATGTATTACAACAAAAGATAGATATAATGATTTTTTATCAGAATATATTCCTAAATATTTAGAAAATCCTTACATTCAAGAAATTATTATATCTGATGAAAATGGTAACGATTTCAATAAAATTAAAGAACAAATTCCTTGTAATTCAAGATTACAACTCTATAAAAATGAAGTTATTTTAGGACCATTTCTCAATAAACTTCAAGTTTTAAAAAAAGCAAATAATGAGTGGATTGCTCTCATTGATTCTGATAACTTTGCAAATATTGATTATTTTGAAGTTGCTATCGATTATATAAAACGACAAAGTCCTAACGAATTTAGCATATTACTTCCATCTTTTGCAAAACCTAACTTTGATTATAGGAAATTTGAAGATAATATTATTACAAAAGATAATATTAGACATGTTGAAAATATTGATAAGTCTCTTTTCAATACTTTAATTAATACTGGAAATTATGTTATTAATAAAAATCTAATAGACCTTATTGATATATCAAAAGAAAATGAAGACTTAATTTCTTCATCACATGCATGTGATGTCAAATATTTTAATACACTTGTACTTGAACAATTTCCATCATTTCAACTACATGTAATTAAAGATTTACATTATTCTCATATGGTTCATAACAATAGTATTTATTTACAAACATCTATGAATATGAAATATAGAAATACTATTAATGTTATAAATAGTAGATTTGACACATTTATTGATTCACTTCATTAATTATCCAATTTGTCATACCTTCTAATGTAAATAAATGACTTACTTTTTTATATGCATCAACCATTTCATTATATTTTGTTTCATCTATTGATAACAAAATACTTTTCAATGATTTTATATCATTAATATTAATGCTTATACAAAATAACGAATAATCAATTTCATTTTTATATGGTAGCCATTCTTTATCATCCCATACATAAATAGGAATAGATCCTAATTTTAATATTTCAAAAAATCTAAAACTAGATCTTCCATAACCTCTTGGTGCTAAACAAAATTTTGAATTACATGAAATATTTACATAAGATGATTGATTAGAAATATCTATATTTGGTGTCCAATTATTATATGATTGAAAATAAAAATCTCCATCTCCTATAAATTGTGAAGATAAAGTTTGTCTTAATGAATGTGTATTACATCCCACAAAACTACAAAGTATTTTCTTATTATGAAATGATTTTACTGTCGTCATAGACATTAATTTATTACAATTATCTTCATAAATTAAAGGAATTGGAATATCTCCAGAGCAAGCACCAAAAACTAAAGTATTCGGAGGTAAATTTAAAAGACATCCATCATCGTACTGCACGATAGTAAAATAACCATCTGATGATGGATTATTTTTTATCCATTCAGAAAGTTCATGATTCATTTTATTTTTTTTAGAATTAAAATCAAACTCAATTTGAAAATTAGTCCATAAACACGGAATATATTTTCTTTTTGTTAATATATTATTTTTTTTATAATTTTCAAGAAAATATTCTTCTAAATATACACCATTTTTAAAAGGTGGATATGTATCTTTATTTTTACAATAGAAATCATAACCCAGCATATTTTTATTTATATGTAATTGTTTTTATAATCTTTTTTCTAAATAAAATGGAAAAACATTATTGTTCTATAATTGATTTCGACGAAGAAAAAGAACGTTTAGAAGAAACAGAATTTTATAAATTATGGAATGAAATTCATGATAGTTACAAAAACAAAATGAATTACCTAAAAAAAACTTACAATAAAACATATGAGAAATCACATTTACCAACTTTAATATTACTTGATAACGACATTAACACCAAATCAATCATTGTTGCTTACAATAAAACAAATAAAGATTTTTGCGGTGCTATTGTATATGAAAAAAATTCATATTATATTCATGTTGACTTATTGATAACAGTTAATATGAATAAAAGAATTGCTAGTTTTTCAAATTTTCATGGTACAGGTTCAATGTTAATGAATGAAGTAATAAAAAAATTAGAATCATCACATTGTGGAATCTATCTTGAGCCATTAGATGAAAATATAAACTTTTATAAAAACAAATTTGGTTTCAAAAAAGCATCAGGAAAATATAACACTAATTTAATAAATGTTATATTCTATAAAAATCCTAAATTTGATTCATCAACATTAAAAAACCAAGACTGTTTATTTGATTTTATTGAAGAAAATATAGGATTATATAATTTTGACTTCTTAAGAAGTATAGACCAATTTACAAATATTTCAAAAGATGATATTAATGAATATTTGGATTTCAAAAGTGAAGTTGACCGAATTGAATTCGTTACAGAATATTTTGATATTTTCAAAGATAAATTTAACAATAAACATATTATTGTATGCTCTAAACATATTCCATCATTATATGATTTAAGTAATGTAGAAATTGAAACAATTTTTAAAGAAGTATTTGATTATTGTGTAAAAAAATCATTATTATCAGATGAAGATTTTGTATTCATTTTTTCTATTGTAAAACTTTTTCCTGATATACAATATTTGATATTGAATGTTTTATTAAAACGTGATATAAATCCTATCATTTGTTATAACATTATTGCTATGAATATTCATAATAATAATTTAAATTTTTTTTTAGAATATTTGAAAAATAGAACTGATGTATTTTCTAAAAAGTTTTTTTTCAAATTATCTTCTGATAAAACCAAAAAAAGAAAGTTTGGAGAAGTTTCTGATGGAAAACAAAAAAGAAAATCTATCGTCAAGAAGAAGGATAAGATTGGGAAACGAAAATCTATCGTCAAGAAGAAGGATAAGATTGGGAAAATTTATAAAACACCAAAACTTTGAGATTCATTATTTTGAATTTCAGGAGAATATTTATTCAACATTCTAGTAAAATTATTATAAAAATCAGATAAATTTGTTTGATTACGTACAATTTCATCAATATTAGATTTTTGTATATAACCATAAACAAATGTTTTACAATCAGATGAAATACATGGAACTATTGTATGTATATTTTCAATATAACTTTTCATACTTTTCTTTTCTTCTTCAGATGGATTGTTTGAATAATTTAATGCCATATTATATAAACTTAAAATAAATTTTGAATTTGTATTTGAACTATATTGCAAATGTGAATTATAATATGGATCATTATAAACAAAATTTACATCTCCTACAGGTGTCCATCCATATACATTTGATGAATAAACACCTGGAAAATTATATCCTGAACGGAATCCTGAAAGACTTCCTACGTTAGTACTACTCTGCACTCCGCGAAATTTCTCTGTTATTTTATAAGTATTTTTCAATAATTGATAATCTGATTTCATTTTTATTTTAAACCAATTTATAAAGAAAATATTTTGTTTATAAAAATGAATAATATACAAATTGTTTTTGAAAAATTTTTGGAAATTAATAATAATATTCTCATATGTTTAGACGATACATTCTGTTTTGCTAAAAGTCCTGAAAGTAAACCTAAAAATTACATCAGTATTACTAGTATATCTGACAAGGAAGAAGTTATTGAATGCTTAAAAGAAGAAGGTAGTTCTGTTATCAATTTTAAAATTTCTGCTAAAGGAAAATTAAATACTAATATTACCAAAGTTGTTAATTCATTTGTTTGTATTTTAGTTGAAAACAGTTTTGAACCTTTTATGTTTTCTTTATTAAGTAATGAAGTTATTGTTAGTATTGTCATCAGTGATACAGACATTAGAATTGATGATTCTGATTATGACAGTCAAGACAGTCAAACTGATTATGAAAACGATAATACTGACATCGAAAAAAGTGATGATGACAATGACATTGAAAAAAGTGATGACGACAATGACATTGAAAAAAGTGATGACGACAATGACATTGAAAAAAGTGATGACGACAATGACATTGAAAAAAGTGATGACGACAATGATATTGTAAAAAGTGATGATGACAATGACATTGAAAAAAGTGATGATGACATCGAAAAAAGTGATGATGATGACATTGAAAAAAGTGATGATGATGACATTGAAAAAAGTGATGATGACATTGAAAAAAGTGATGATGATGACATCGAAAAAAGTGATGATGATGACATCGAAAAAAGTGATGATGATGACATTGAAAAAAGTGATGATGATGATGATATTGAAAAAAGTGATGTTGAAAAAAATGAAAATGTTGAAATAAACAATAATAACAAAAAAATTCCTATAGATATCAATGAATATATTCAATCTATAAAAAATTCAACGAAACAAATTGATAAATTAAAAAGACCTGAATTAATAGAGCATTTGTATGTTTTAGGTGTAAAAAAAATTCATGGAGAATATTTACGAACATGTACAAAGGAAAGTCTATTAAAGAAATTAAATGAAGTTTTGAAAAAATGATTTTTCATAATCTTTAATAATTTGTAATACATCTTTTATTACAAATATTTTATAATGAATCAATTCACTCAAATTATTACTACTGAACTTGATAAATTTATCGGTTCTTTTTTTCTTCAATTATCATCGAATCAATCTATTTCTATTGATATTTTAGAAAAAGAATGGAATGACTTTTGTGGTAATGAAACAAAAGTGATGACAAAAAATTCAAATCAAGAAAAGATTAAATGTGCTTATGTTTTTAGTAAGGGAAAAAATACAGGAGACCAATGTTCTAAATTTGTTAAAGAAGGTCAAACATTTTGTTATTTACATATCAATTCAAAACAAGAAAAGAAAGAAGAAGATGTATCAAACTGTCTTTTTAAATTATCAGGAACAAGTTATTGGTGGCATAAAGATACTAGATTAGTATTTCCATCACAAAATGAAAAACTAGTTATTGCTAAATACTTTGATGGTGATTTGCAAAAATTAGAAGATGAAGATATTAAACTTTGTAAAAAATTTAAACTCGATTACGATCAAGAATATAACTTAAAAAAAATATATGAACAAGAAACACCGAAAACTAAAACAAAAACAGATATCAAACTTGTTGAGAAAAAAACTGATATCAAACCTGTTGAGAAAAAAACTGATATCAAACCTGTTGAGAAAAAACCAGATATTAAACCTGTTGAGAAAAAACCAGATATTAAACCTGTTGAGAAAAAACCAGATATTAAACCTGTTGAGAAAAAACCAGATATTAAACCTGTTGAGAAAAAACCAGATGTCAAACCTGTTGAGAAAAAACCAGATATTAAACCTGTTGAGAAAAAATCAAAACTAACTGAAAAAGATAAAAATATAATAAACTTTAATTATTCGGTAATGCCAATTGAAAATGTTTTGAAAAAAATATATGATGATTCAGCATCTGATGAATATACAAGTGAAGAATCAGAAAGTTCTACCGAATCTTTTGATGATTCTGATAGTTTCGAATCAAATGATTCATCTAGTGATATAGATGAAGATTCTGATAATGACGATAGTGATAATGATAGTGATGAAGAAAGTGAACTTTTAGAAGAAGATTAAATACAATCAACTTTTTTTGATATTAAAAAAATTATTTAAAATAATATATATTTTAAAATATTAAAACAATGAACGAAATTAATGAAAATTTGTTAAAACTACAATCTCAAGTAAATCAAATAAATGAAATGTTTAAAAAACAAACAAATAATCAAATAATTAATTCAGATGTTAATAAAATTTTAAATTTAGCGTATGTAAGAATTATTATATTATTTCTAGTATTTACTATAATTTTATACTTTTCAAAACCAGATTTTTGTTGTAATGAAGTAGTTAATCAAGAAACGTTTTTTAAAGAAAAAGTTATTAACTTGACTTATGTTGTCGGAACATCTATTATTTTATCAGCTATAATTGTTTATTTCACTAATCAATTCCGTTTTTGAAAAATAGATATTAAAAAAATTTGTCATATAATAAATAATTAAGAATATGACATCAAGAACAAATTATTATAAAACAGTTTCTCAAGTTTATAGTTTTAAAAATATCGGTGATAAATCAATACCTAATATAAACACAAATAATGAAGAAACATCATTAACTCCATTAGAAACACTTAATAAAATTCTATCTTTATCCGATAGTGACATAATTAATTTTGATAACTCTGATATTAGAATGAATTCAAATACACCTCAAAGAATTTATGTTCCTGATGATGAAATGAAACCTGAAATTTCTGAAAATTTTGAATTTAAAACTATTGATAATGTCAATCCCGTCATTAATATTTCAAAAACTGAATTACCTATAGAACAAATTGATACATCACCTATAGTACATACAAATATACCTACTTGTTCTTATCATAATAATAAAGCTACCAATAATCCTCTTCTATGGGGTCCTCCATTTTGGTATACTCTTCATAATGGTGCTTATCATTATCCTGAACATGCTGGTCCTCTCCATATTGAAAGAATGAAAAATTTCATTTTAGCTATTCCTGTTATGCTTCCTTGTACTACTTGTAAAGAACATGCAACTGCTTTTATCGATACATATCGCTCCAAACTTGATAATATCTGTTCTGGTAAAGATCCATTATTTAAATTCTTTGTTGATTTTCATAATCAAGTCAATAAAAGATATGGAAAACCTGAACTATCTTATGAAGAAGCCTATAAGATTTATCAATATTAATTTAAAGAAATATCATCAATTTAATTACAATAATATGACAGAACAAGATGATAACTCTAGATATTTACGTCTTTACCCAATTCCATGGCCTGTTTTTAGTTTGAAAAATCACAAAAAAGACTCAGATGGATGGTATAATCCCAAACCACGTAAAAACAGAAACCTTATTCATAAGCAATTCAAAATTAATTCAGAAAAATGATCTGCGATATAAATTTTTAAAACCAAAAACTGGTTTCAAAACTTAAGATAAATCTATCACTTTTATTTCCACCTTACATTCTTTAATATTCCCATAATATGAATTAAAAACTCTCAGAAATGTTGGATTATATTTATACAATAACGTCTTTCCTATATTATTTCTCTTTAATTCTCTCTCATCAACTTTTTCTATCAATTCTTCATAACTTTTCTTCATTTCACTTATATCCATAAACGGTAACTTCACTATTCCCATATATTCTTGACTTTTTCCTGATAAATCTATTTCTACATCATCAGGATTATACTTCTTTAATTTTGTTGATAAAAGTGTATCTAATGGCGTTGGTAATAACTTTGAACTTTTTATTGGTAATACAGACAACAACTGCTGTAATGGATTTAACGGAACTCCTCTAATAAAACGAGGAAATTCAAATTCATCTATATATTTTATCAACGTTGTTGCACTTGGTCCATAATGAAAAGGATAAAACCACTTCCAACTTGGAACATCTCTCGTATAATATCGTAAAATCCACTGCATTCCTGATAAATACATCATGCAAGCATTTTTCAATTCTTGTTCGTTATTAAAACGCGTCTCGTTATATATTTCACGAAATTTTTCTATATCTATTTCATATTTCTCTAATTCTACATTATAAGATGCTGATTTATCTAAAATTGCATCTGGAAAATATCTCGATCTATTCTTATATTTCTGTTCTAGCAAATCTTTTTCCATATCAGAAATGATACTTAGAAACTGTTTCAATGATGTCTTACAAAATATTATATTTCCTGAACGTTTTCTTGTAATATGTCCGTGAGTTCTACCTACATTTTTTGATATTTGAATAATTACATCAACACCTCCTTCTATGATTTCTAAACTTGGTATATTAGGAAGAAAATCGTTTCCACAAAAATACATCAAAAATACAAAATCATTTATAACACATTCTTTATCAAAATGAAAATCATTTTCTATTTCCTTATCTTTTTCCCATCTCATCATTTCAATTAACTGTTCTCTAACACTTCCAATATTTAGTAAAAGATATTTATTTGATTTATCATAATAATCATCTCTTAATACATAAAACTTTGGAAAATGAGTCAATAATGATAACATTATTAGATCAGCGTCTAATGCATGGATACAAAATGTTTCATTTCTGTTTCCAAATTTTCTAACCCATGAAAGAAGCTTTTGTTCTCCTTCTGATGAAACTTGACTTGAAGAATAAATGATTTCTATATTTTGCCATAATGGATTTTCTGATATTCTTTTTCTTATAAACCAATCTATATACTTTGATAAATGATCCATAAATTTGCTCCCTGGCGTTAAATTATTACTGTCAAATGATTTATCGTTTTCATTACGCTCTAAAGCACTTTTGTATCTTCGTTTTCTTTGTTGATTTATTTTAGCAAAAACACAAACGCCGTCGACGCAAAGTATAAGTTTTTTTGCTGGATTTACAACAATGAGGAGTTCTTCTATTTTCTCACATATATCTTGAAAAACTAATTGATTATTTTTGTTATTTTCTTTTATCAGTATATCATATGATGGTTTATAAGAACCATATTTATAGATCTTTTGTGCTGAAGTATGAAATAGTCCATTCATATCTATTAATAAGTTGTCAATTTCAATATCAAGTTCAATATTGATATTTTTTTGTAATTTATAAATATCTTTTGTAAAAGACTTTCTAAACCAGCTATAGAATTGAAATATACCCATATTATATAATTTGTAATATAATATATTAATTCTACCCTTTATATCAGTTTTTTGAAAATTTTTACTGATAAATCAATTTAAAGACTT